GACAGGTATTACTTTAGGTTTTATTGGCATAGGTGCAGAGTCTTCTTCGATCTTTAGTGATTTAGGTGTTCCAGGCATAGTTTCGATTAAGTCGTCTAACCTATCAATATAAATTAGATGTAGCTGCTTAGGATGATCAATTGTAGAACCCTCTGTGCGAACCTCGAAAGCAGCACATTTAATACCATTATTAATTCGGGCACCACTGAAGCGAATCCAAGCTTTTCCTAACTTGTTAATATTTTTACGATAGTCTGAACAATCAATACCTTCAAGCTCAAGTACTGATAGTCTTGATTCAATATTTTCAAGAGAAACGAATACCCATTTAGCACCTCTACCAGCGAATCGTTGTTTTAATTCTGTACGCCATGAATTGTTTTTATTGTTTTTAATTTCTTTTGTTAATGGTTTAATATGGACTTTTAAAATTTTCTCAATATCTAGTCTAAATGAAGTAAAGTTTTTTGGGTTTGAAGAATAAAATGATTTAAGTTCTGCGACCAAAGTATCAGACATAAAATTTTCCTTTAAAACTTGAGTATAAAAGTATATTCCTTATACTTGATTATACTTTAATAATATTAATAATACACATATTTAATTTAATTTTTCTATTGGTTTGAAATATATTTTAAGGAATCTATATTTTCTAAACTATATGGACTTTTTTCAATATTCAATATTCTAGATTGAATTCTTAATGTTGAAGAACATACTCTTTCACCTTTAGTGTTTAGTTTAGATCCATTTCTTGTTAATCTAATTTCAAGTCTAGTTTTACCTTTAAACCTTGGAACGTTAAGATTTCCTATATCTTCATTCATATAATATAATCCTTTGCCTCCGATATGTATATAGTATATTTGTTTATTAAAATAATGATTTTCTATAAAAGAAGATTCACAATCTATATAGCAATTAATCTTTGATAATAATCCTTTTTTAACAGATTGCACCCAAAGATCTTTTGTTGTTACAAAAGGAACAGATGATTTTTTATGAAACTCTAACATATTGTCGATCTCATTTTTTTTACTGTTTAATAAATTAATAATATCTTTTTCATTGACACCAGAAACTTCTTTTACAAGAGAAAAAATATTATCCTGATATCTTACAGATGTTCCACCACCTTGAGCTTTATAATTTAATTTAACTTCTGTATTTAAATCTTGTCCATTAATATTAATAATAAGATCAGGACTTTTATTATCACTTCCAGCAATATCATGTTCATGAAAACTTTTAGAAATAAAATTATTTTTTCTTAATAAGTTAAAAAGAGATTTTTCATATTGAAAACCTTTATTCATTATAATATCCTTTTGTATGGATTGGTAGATTATTTTTTATAATACAAATAAAATAATTAGTTTACACTTTTTAAGAAGCTATTACCTTTTTGAAAAAGCTTCTACAAACAGTCCTGAAATAGTTTAGTCCTCCTTCATCATCAGACCATAATTCATATAAGGGCTTATAATTATTAACTTTTTCACAACAAGATATTTTTAAATTAATATTTTTAATCAATAACATTGCATTATTATATTCTTCATCTGAGAGAGTGGAAATCATTTTTTGAGTTCTATTACTAATCATTGTTTGCATGATGTATTTATAACTCATTTTTTGTTGAACCATTTTTGCAATGTAGTTATTATATTTAAATTTTAATATTCTATCATCTAAATGAAGAACCCATCCTTCACAATTATCTATGTCTCTTCTTTTGACTTCAAAAAACATTTCAGATAAAGTATATAAACTCTGTTCAGGTATTTTTGAATTTAATGATAAAGGCCCAATTACATTTTCCATAATATCATTATCAATTTTATTTCCTAAATGATCATATGCAGAGAGTAAATAAATAGATTTGTCGCCATTATAATTAACAAGGACTTCTGACGAAGGAACTACTAGTTCAACAATTAAAGACATTAAAATAATATTATTATCTTGTTTAAGTTTTAAAACGAATGAATCCCATTCTTTTTTTGAAAGTAGAGATAATGATTCTATAGATGACTGTGTATTAAATTTACCTCTTGTTGTTGAACATAGTTTTCCTCTATATTCAAAGTATTCAATCATATGTCCATCTATTTTTTTCCTAGCTAAAAACTTTTTGTTTAAGTCATAATTCTTAATTAGGTTTTCATAAGATATTTCTTTTAGTTCATTTGCATTAAAGAATTTTTCAAAAGATCTTGATATAAGTTTAATTTCTTTTTCAAATGAAAATACAAGACCTCTACAAAGTTTAAGCTCTTTTGTCCAACCATTTTCATGTGCATGAAGTATATTGTGTGCTTGTGCAGTATAATTTAAAAGAAGGAGTTTTTTATCATCATCAATATCAAATCCAATAAGATTACATGGATTTTTAATGTCTAAGCTAGAAATACCAAGAAGACTTTTTATTAATTCTTGGTTTTCTTTTTTACAATTGGCCCACTTATCTTTTTTATCTTGTCTTGTAGATATACCAAAGTCTTTTGTTATAAGCCTTACAAGTTCTAGTAAATTATTAAAAGATTCTTTATTTTCTGTTATATTCATTTTTTTCCTTGAATGTTTATTGGTAAATGATTATGTTTTATTATACTTAATAATTTTAATTTTTACACTTAAATTAATTTTGTAGGTCTTATTAACCAAACTTTAGCAGAGTCAACCCATAAAAAATCCCATCTATTATTTGATCTCATGTCATTAACAAAACATTTACTATTTTTATATTTAGTATCTAAATAGAAAAACCATCTTTTTTTATTTAATCTGTACATAGATGGTAGTTTATGAATGTGTTTGCCAATATTATAATTGTTATAAATTAGATCTTTCATTAATATGCCTTTTAAATATTGTGGAGTTATTAATTACTAAAATCAATCAGTCTCTTGTTAGTGTATTTAGATCTTTAATTAAGAACATTTTACAATCTTTAGATGTATAATAAAAAACCTCAACAAGACTTTCAGGCCATGATCGTACGTCTCTCCACATTACACTATGATCGTCCTTAGTCCAATTCATCTGGTTTCCTTCTAAGTAACACTTCATGCTAAACTTATATCCAGGACTTAAATAGCTACTAATTTCTACTATTTTCTGCAAGTTTTCTTTACTAATCATCTGAAAATCCTCTTTCTTTTTCAGATGTATTATCTATCATTTCATCTATTTTGTCTTCTTCAAATCTATTTTTCCAGGTATACAAAAAACTTTTTTCATATGCTTCAAAGTGATCCTGCATGTTTTCATAAAAGTATGCAACAAGATCACTCATATTCATACCTTCAACAATGTCTTTAATCAATTTGTCTCTGTTTTCGTAATTGTTTTGAGGCATTATATTTTCCTTTTGATTGTTTAATTGAATGTACCTTATGGTATATTATAATATGAGGTTAATCTTATTTACACTTAATAAGAGTTATTTAGAGTTTATCCATAAATAAACAAACCAATAGCTATTAAACTGTATTGAGTTACAAAATAAAATAGTAGCGACAAAGAAAGAGAACAAGTCTTATTATAAACGTAAAACAAACAAATAAAAGGAACAAAAAAAAGTAAGCTAAATGGTGGAGGAATATATACCATTATTCATCATTCTCATCTAAATACTCTTCAGGTATGTCATACTTTTCTTTATAAGAATTACTAGTTGAATCATAATATTCATCTTGACAGAATGAATAAACTTCGTCTTCTGATAGCCAATTTAAAAGATTAAAAAGAACTTCTTTAGAATTTAACATTTCATCATCTACTAGATCTCTTAGAATAATAGTGTAGTCTCTAGGCATTGGCATATTAATTCTCCTTTGGTTTCCACATAACATATACGTCATCATAGCCTTCATCAATATATGAACCTGCTAATAATCTTGCATCTTCTAAATTGTCTAAGTAATAATCGTTAACTTCTGTTCCACCAACCCAAACTGTATAAAACATCAATCCCAGTTCTCATCTCTCATATGAGCAGGTCGACCAGTATCATGATCATAGTCTTCTTCTTCCTCTTCATCAAACTCTTCAGCTGTATCTTTCATGCTGCACATACTACTACCAAGATAATCATGATCTTCGTTTAAAGATGTAGATATATGTGAATACCAATAAGACTCAGCTCTAGCTCTTGCATGACCAGGGGTAAGATTAATAGCTTCTTCGAGTAGTTCTTTAATCTCTCTTATTATTTCTTCGAATCTATACTTGTCAGACATTATTATTTCCCTTTTGAATGTTGATTGATTCTTATGATATATTACAATTAAAATATCATTCTATTTACACGATAGCATTACTCTACAATTCAAATATTGATTGAGATTATATCATTAATCATGTTTACATCAATTAGTGTTTTATTAACTTTAACCTTGATATGCGTATACTGAGAATATAAATCTTCTTCTCCTATTTTCCAGAGATCTACTTCTTTTTTAGAAGGTTCTTCCTGATCTTTATTAACTTGTCTATTCACAATAAAATAGTCATCTGAATAGTTGAAGTTATCTTTCATATATTCTTCGAAAGATTTAAACTGAGTATGAGTCTCTAATACATGATTAACTATTGTTTTTAGGTTTTCACCTATACTATCAACAGATGATGTTTTATTACAGTTATGAAAGCTTTCAATAAAACTTACTTCTTCTAATTCACCTTCTTCATAACTGTCGATTATATGACTTTGATCACAAGTAACTTCTATAGTATATTCTTTACAGATTTCTTCATTAAGTTTTTTAATTATTGTATTCATATATTATATCCTTTTGAATGTTTGATTGAATGAACTTACAATATATTATAATTAATTATAATATAATTTACACACATTAAAATCTATGATTGCCTTACATGGTAAATACCCGTTGTTTTAATAATATTATCATCCCATCCTATAAAAGAATATAAATTATTTCTTTGATTAATTTTTATAGACTCTTTCTTCATTACTCTTTGTAATGCACGTTCAGCTAATTGTCTAGACTTATGTCGACTTACTACAATATTATTGTTTCTTACTACTTCAAACTTCACATTAATCTCCTACAATATTTTAATTGATAGTCTTTATGAACATGTATCAATTAATTCGTCTAGAATACTTTCAGATATTGATATAGCTTTTACTATATCAATATCTTCCCAAGACAACATATCACAACTAACAGTCTTAATTCCTCTTTCATTATAATACATTAATGTTGTCAAGATAAACTCATACCTATCTACTATATCACCAAAACCATTATCTTTAAAAGGATCCCATTTAAAAAAATTTCGTAAAAAATATTCAGATTGCCATTGGACGACAATTTCACAGGATGAAAATTTCTCAATCCTGAATATAAAGCTTCCATTTTCTAAGTTCTTTATATTAAGTTTGCAAAGCATACAAAAATCTTTTCTGTTACATTATTAAAGAAAATACTATTTATAGATTTATTATCTCTAGATTAAATTTTAATATGTTTTAAATTCTTAAATTCTTTATCTCACTAACAATTTCTTTCATGATACTTTTCTCATAATTAAAAAAACAACAACAATTAAACAAAAATTATATATACTCATAATACACCTTTTTTATGTCTTTATCTATACATGTAATGTGCTAATGTTGCTAATCCTATTTGAGAAAATAGATAGAAAGAAAAAGAGGTTGTTAAGCTATTATATTTTTCAAGAATGTAAAAGAAGCCAATAATAGGAATAAGAAATAAAAACATAAACTTTGTAGGGATTATTATTGTTGTTGACATAGTTTTCTCTTTTTACTAAAAATGATTGATTACAATTTATGGTATATTATATTTCATATTAAATAAAATTACACACTAATATCTAGTCTCTTTTAAAATCCAAACGACACTTTCTTTTATTACTTACCATTATAACTTACTATTCTTAAAGCTTTGTTTTTTAATCGGTTAACGTGTCTTGACGTAGACATTGAAATAAAACTTCCACCAGTTGAAGTATGATCATATACAGTATGAACGCCATCTAAAATCTCAGCAAGTCTTAATTTATAGTAATATACAGAACCATCACTATAAACTCTAAAAGATCCACTATGATTACTATATTCTACAAGTTCTAAACCAGATTCACCTTCTCCTCCAACTATAGTTGACCATATATTTACAAGTTTATTATTACTTAATCTCTTAATACTCTTCACTAATATATTCTCCTTTACTAAGGGTTTATCTTAAATCTAGGCAACATATAAAAATAACAGTTAAGATCAAGAAGCATATCTACTTCTTCTCCTATTTTGTGTGGGTGGCAAACCTCAAACTCAAAAGTACCTGTATGGCTTCTTAATATCTGAAGAACTGATGAATTTGTTTCATTGAAGTAAGACTCAATATCATTGATAAGATTTGCTATGTTAGAATTATTATCTTTAGATTGAGACATTGATTTCAACATATCTAGAAGATCAATAGAATTGCTACATCTTTTAATTACATTAGAAATATCGTTAGTATTATTATAATTCATTTTTTTTGCTTTATATTGATTGATTAAATATACTAAGTAGACCTTATAAAATATTATAATATAATAATATTATTATTTACACATACACTTTTTGTAACGTTTTACTTGTATCTAAAGATGCAATCCATATCTACTTCTATGGTTTCACCTGTATCTTTCTCGACAAAGAAATATCCGTTGCTGTTTTTTTCATTTCTAATCTTTCCTGTACTAGTTGTATTAAACACTAATTTTCCACCACTATAACATTTTACGCTTGCAGTGTTACCTAAACTTGTTAGCTTAGCAAAATCAGCATCAGTACACCCACAACAACAAACAGCAGCAGCTATAATAAACTTAATTATCATTAGAACTTTTTCCTTCTTTATCAACTCTTGCAGAATCATTTGTATAGCATCCTATACTAGACTGATGGAGAACACCTTTAACATCTCTAAATCTAAATACACCACTCTGCCAAGAATATAGATCTAACCAAGTTTTACTATCAACTACTAATTTCATAACGTGACCTAAGGGATGTTTACACCAGACTTCATAATATTCACCTTTACTTTTTTCTTCGTTAGATGTAGAATTACATGCAGAAAGCATTAGGACAAAAGCTAAACAAATCTTTTTCAAAATATTATCCTCTTAGTCTAAGACTAAAAATGTGTTGTTAAGTTAACTGATTAAAACTTAGAATTACTTAACTTGCTTTCAAGTCTTCTAATATCATAAGCAATCTCATTTGATTCTCTCAATTTACCGGTCCGCTGGAGTTCATCACGTTTTTTAATAAGCTCTTTAATCTGTTTTTTGATTCTAACATTCGGACTTGAAGGTAGTGCTATAAGCCACATTAAACTGTATGCTATAATAGAACAACATGCACCTACTATAACTGCAATAATAATCGACTTGACCATTATTCTCTCCTCTTAAAATAGATTTAATATTTGCTTAGATGACTATTCGTTTCTTCTATTGATAACTTTAAAGTTTCTATACATTTTGATAGCGGCAACAAAAACTCATCAGACTCTTTAATCCCAAGTCTATTGATTTTACCAACTACTCTAGTCATTCTTGTTTCAACCTCTGTTAAAGCAATAGTCATATGAGAAATGTTTTGGTGCAAAGTTTCAATCTTAGGAATGTCATCTGGATTCGAAGCTTGTTCTTTAGCACGATTTAGTATCTCAACATGATTAACTTCTTCTAGTAATGCTTTGCAAACATTTTTATATATATTACTCATAGCTATATCCTCTCACATTATGTGTAACTGTTATAACTATTTATTACATGTCTTCTCAAATCAGTGTGATAATACTTCATCAATAAATAATGTTTCCTTACCTATTGTAACATTCAAATCAACAGAAACACATTTTTCTGAATTGTCTCTTAAAACCCATGTTAATTGTTTTCCGTTGCGAGTTGTAATAGGAGAAACCTTTTCATTCATCATATCAATAAAAGTATTAATCTCTTTAAGTGTTTCTTTTTTTACATGAGAATTCCATCCACCTACTCTGTAGAACTCACATATATTTGTTGTGTACATTACATTTTGATCTAACATGTTTGTTTTCCTTTTTGATTGATTGATTGTTGATGCCTTATAGAATATTATAATATAAAGTTAATCTAAGTTACACGTTAATAGTATTACAAATGATTTGTCAAATTACTTGTATAACAACTACACTTTTTGATTTCTCATCTTCTTCAAAGGCGACGACATTACCATCAACAGTCATCTCCATTTCAATCGGCATTTTGTTTAACTTAACTATCTCATCATGATTAAGCTCAACAAATACTTCAGCACCCTCATTATACTTACTTAACATCTCGATCAATTCCAATACAGTCATTATTTCATATCCTTTTGAATGTTTGATAGTTTAAAAGGTTTTCCTTCTTTAAAGATGCTAAAAGAGAATGTGTCTGTCCCGTTTGACCAAATAAGCAGACCATCAATATTCTGCGGCCTTCCATACTTATCAGACATTTCTTTGACTTTATTTCGCAAAATAACTTCTGTAATGTTGTTGATTGTATTATTTGTTCCTAGATTGTTACTTCCGCGAACAATATCTTCTGTACAAAATATGCTGAACATTTTATTTATCCTTGTTGAATGATTGATTGAATGTGCCTTATGGTATATTATAATATCACATTAATCTTATTTACACGTTAACGAGATTTATAAGCGTTAACTCAACATACTCAGTTCGCCATATCCCTTCACCGCCATCAAAATAATGATACGCATATTTATTAGAACTACCATGAATGTCTTCCCACTTATTAGTATAGTTCTCTATCTCAGCTACACCTCGACATGCATCTACAACTCTGGTTTGATAGAGTCCACTCTTCTTCTTTTGCACATACTCTTCTGATCGATGAAAAATCTTTGTCTTTCCGATATAGGTTGAAGCAGGATCTACTAACTGCTTTTGCATACTAGGGTCTCTCCACTGCTCACTATAATGAAACATAGTCTTCTCCTTTAAAGTCTATTTAATTGTTGATGCATATTAATATAAAAAGTCTTTAGTTATAAAGCGCTTGGTACCTCTTAGCTTCAATAAATCCTGGCGTCATATAAGCTAGCTTAGACCCAATAGTTCTAAAGACTGCAACATGTCCATCATGCCAATCTCTTAAACCTTCCTCTCTGATTCTCTCGCCAACAACTTTATTCACTGCTGTGTACAAAGGTCGCAGACTACCAAAATCAGAATACTTCTTAGCAACTCTCTCAACATCAACGTTATACTGATATGCTGAATCATAGTTTAGTTTGCCAGAACATGCCTCAACAAAAACTGCTGCAATATCCTCTATCAGAGATCTATTAAATGTAAAAGTCTCATAGATCGGCATCCAAGGATTATCACCTACACTAATCTTAACAACTAAATCTTCCATAATATGTCTCTCTTAAATGATTGATTGAACGTACCTTATAATATATTATACTATAATAATATATATATTTACACTCACACACCACCTTTAAATACTCTCATCGATACCCTACATCTATTACTCACTATCCTCACTACTACATTATCTCTCATCCTTAAACCCACAAAATCCCATAACCCCTTCACAGTATTATACGGCATCTCACTATCATCTACCATCACCCACTCATACTCCACTTCTTTATCCCCCTCCATACACCACACACTCCACTTCTTCTCCTTCCCTAACTCTAACCTACTCTTGTCACTCGAACCAACAAATGATCGCTGCTGACCACAACCAAAAACAACTACAAATAACAATACACATAATATCTTCTTCATCACAGCCAAATACTTCCAGCACTTCTTTTCATTTAGTGTCACAACAACTTTAATACAATTAGTCCTCTTAACAAGATCAGCTAGTCCTATCTTTTTAGGAGAAGATTTTTTACTCTCTCCTCTATGCGACGATCAGTTGATAAATCCTTATAGATACTCTTCGATCAAATCATCCCAATCGAAGTCCCATTCGACTATTTCATTGTCGCCTATGCGGATCACAGCAGTTTGGTCAAAATCTTCTGGCAGCACATTTAAGAACACTCTTCCCTCTAACTCGATTTTTCCCACGATAGTAAAAACGTCTACCTCTAACAGGGATAAGATGCTTTCTCTCTCATTATTAGTTATTGTCATTTTCTATCCTTAATAATAAGTGTTTGATTCACAATCGAAATATATATTAAAGCCAGTCTGATTAGAGAAAACCATGGTTCCTCTGTCGCTTTATCATATATCAATAATCTTATTTACGCTTGATAATAGTCTTTCTAAATTAGACACACTCTGACCAATACTCACCTGTCTCTTCACCCCACACATGTCGAGAAGCTAGGAGCTGTCCACTTCCATTGTAATCTGCACCACATATATCACAAGTATTCGTAAACTTACCTAAACTCATCCACACCTCACAACACTTAATCTGAGCTGACTCCCTGTAAGAGAATTCATTCTCATAATAACCTAACTTATAATCTCCACTCTCTAAAACACGTAGATAATTCTGATATCCCATATCACTATCTTCACTCCACATGCCTAAACCCATATCTTCAAAGAGCTGCTTACGAGAAGCAACATAAGATTCATGAAACTCTTCAATACTCTTAGAGGAATCATCCCCATGCACTTCGAAATTGCAGATGCCTTCATGATCATGACTCATATAAGATGTTCGCTGATAACGCATTTTAACTTGCGCTGGTATAAAGTTTGTGCTGCTCATTATATCTTCCTTTTATACAACAGATTGTTTCTTGGTGTTGAGTTGAGGATTATAAACATTAATATATTCTATTTCTCTTTGATGAGATTGTCTTTTACCACGTACAACTTCTATTACTTCATAACTAAAGTTCTCATAACCATATCTTCTCATTTCCTGGTATAACAACCACTGCTTATCAGATGTTTTACAACGGGATATATGCTGCTTAAAACGTAACTTTACACTACCAATAACTTTTTGATCTCTTTGTACAGTAATACCAATATACTCATTACCTGTTTCAGAGTTTGTGAGCCTGTAGATTATATGATTCCTATCAGATCGTTTCTTTCGTTTTATCATATACCCTCCTTATATAATATTATAATACAATAATATTCTTATTTACACACACATCACTCTATAAGACTCTTTTCAAATCTATCGTTGATACACTAACTTCTAAAGTATAACCACCAGACAAGAATATCTGAGTACAATTTTTAGCTGTAAGACTTTCTGTATAATACACTATATGCTTTACATTTATACGCATAAGTCTTCCAGAATCTACCTCTACAAGGCTTACGAAACTACCTTCTTTTTTTATACTTACCATTTTCTCACTCACTCACATCACAGTTTAAGTCTAAACATAAGAAACCTCTAGTAGCACTGCCGTGTTAGCAACACGAGCAGCAACCGAGTATTTGTAGTCATAGACTTCTTGAAAGTCTCTTACAAAATAATTGTCCTGTTTGAGCACCAACATGTCTCTAGCCCACTGACTAATGTCAGCCATAATCAGATTCAATAAGCTAGGATCTTCTACTCTCTTTCCTCGATCGTCTCTTTCTAGAACACCACCTATTACTTTTTCTGTTAGCTCCGTCTTTAACTCAACTGCATTAGCACCAGCAAAAGGTTCATCATAAGGTGTTTTCCAACATACTACATGAGTATGATCGATCTTGCCCTTAATAAATGCCTGAGACGATGCTCTAATCATTTCACCTCTCGCTGTAAAAAGGGCATCATATTTTTCTGTGTTCAAGCTCCAAGCCTGATTTTCAAGCTGTGCTTTATTAAGTGTAGACATATTACTAAACTCCTCTTGCATTCAAACTAGAACATAACGATTCAAAGTCTTTTTTCTTAGTTGTAAAAACATTTCCTTGCTGATCGTAAACACCATATAAAATATCTGAAGGATAATACCTGAGCTGACTAGGATTAACACGTTCATTGTCATGAACATCAGTAGTAAAATGAGCTTCTGTTATCGTCTCTTTATATTTAAAGGCTAACCCAAACAATCCATCATCTCTCTCAATCAAAGAAACAGGCTCCAAACCAGAAACACACGCAGCAACTCCCATCCACTCAATAGAACTCTCTTCTTCAATATGATACTTTACAAAATCTTTGCTGCTAACAAAAGCCTCAGCTGCCTCATTAAATAAATCCATGCTGCTTCCTCCCTAAATAATAATCCAAACATACTCTATAATATATTATAATATACAATCAATCTCACTTACACCTATACAGACTCCAACTGATCATCATACTTCTTCAAATCTAATAACATACTAGATATAGCATCTTCTAAAGTAAAGACTCTCTCTGTATCAACTCCACCCGCTGCCAAAACATCAGCTTCTCTGTCCACAAGAACCTTATAATACTTATAACCATCAACAATCATCTCCTTAGGAGAAACATACTCTACCCTAAACTCCTCTTCTCCACGCTCCCTATCCATCCTATACCGATTAAACCCTACATACTTAAATAACGCATCTTCCATACCAAAACAATTAGTCCAATTACTACCACAATAAACTAATGAATGATTCTCCCTAATCCACTCCTGCGCCTTCCTAAGACTCACAACAAGCTCCGGAGCAATACTATCTTGAAAATCACTAGCTAACTTGTTCGCTGCTGCATACTCCTTCGTATACTTCTTATAAGGATCATTACTCTTATAAATCTCATACGCTACATCCGCTAAATCTCGCAACTCACCAAAAATATCTTTTACTCTCTTCATAATATATCCCCCTAATTGAATGATCGATTGAACGTACCCTATATTATATTATACCCTCCAATCAATAAATATACACTCGATAAATCTCACAAT